GTATGAGTTTGATATTGGCTGGATGTGGTTTAATATATTTAAATTTTTAAGGTTAGCAAAATGAAAAAATTATTACTTGTATTACTGGCCATGCCTATGTTGGCAATGGCACAAAAAACTCCGCAAGGTGTAACCTATGATGCTCAGATTGTCCGTGTAAGCGATGGCGATACTGTGGTCATAGCGGCTCCCTTTTTACCGGCACCACTTAAACCTGAACTTGCCGTTAGAGTATTCGGCGTGGATACTCCCGAAAAAGGACATAGAGCCCAATGCCCTTCAGAAGATGCACGAGGCAAAGCCGCTAGTGAATTTACAAAAGCCGCCATTACCAAATCTACCAAGCGTCAAGTTGTGTTGTATGGCTGGGATAAATTTGGTGGCCGTGTCTTGGGTGATATCATTTTAGATGGTCAATCACTACGCACAGGTCTCATTCAAAATGGTTTTGCTCGTGAATACTTTGGTGACGCCAAACAGTCATGGTGTAACTAATGGCGATACTTAATCATACTTGCGAAGAATGTGATTCTACATTTACTGTCAAATACGATGACGAAGTTGTAGCCGATGCACCTCATTTTTGCCCTTTTTGTGGCGAAATGTTAATTGAAACCGATGAGATACAAAGGGACGATGACTAAGTACCAGTATGACATGGTACTTACATAATACAGCTCAAGAGTTCACAGAAGATATGATAGGCGGTGCTTTTGGCATGGTCTATCTTATCACTCACACACCAACAGGTAAAAAATATGTTGGTAAAAAGTTCTTCACCAAAGCAAAGACACGCCAAGTAAAAGGCAAAAAGAAAAGGTCACGAGTAGCAAGTGATTGGTTAACCTATTGGGGAAGTAACAAGGAACTACAAGAGGAAGTAAAGAAGAATGGCGAAGAACAATACACCAGAGAGATACTACACCTATGTAAATCCCGCTCTGAGTGTAGTTATTATGAAACCTTTGAGATATTTAGCCGACATGCACTACTGTCTGAATCATACTATAATCAATGGGTCAGTTGTAAGATTCGTAAAGACCATCTAATTAAGCTATAGCTTTACTATCAAAACCGGACACCGATACTTATAAGGTTTTGGTGTTATTTTTATTTCACAATACAAGAATGTGCTAAAGTTTGCCGTGGCCAAGCAAAGCTGTATATTTACCTGCATGGCTTCTACAACAAAATCTCTTTATAGACGAATTGATATATTTTCCACAACCAGGAAATAAACAATATAAATGAATCTCTGACTTTTTATATGGTCTTTTTAATTGATTATATTTGTTTGCATTGATTTGTTTTTCACATTTGGTCTCTTTAATTAGTTTGGTTTCAAAAGCAAAAGCAGATTTTCTGTCTGGAAATTCAGCTACAATTTCAAAATCAAAATTGTCAAAATTTTCTTTTACATATGAGTTTGATGTGAAATAATGTGTTCCAAAATCTTCTTTAGCTGGAACGGTGTTTTTAAAACGATAACCTATGTAAAATCTACCTGTCGTTTTTTCAACACAACGGTAAACATAAGGTAAAACAGTTTTTGGTGAGTTATAGATATTCATGCTGGCACTCCTAGTTTTATAGTTATAGTGTTAGAGTAGGTGCGAGTTACAGCTCGGCGACCTACACCTATTTATACCTTAAATGCTTTGCGTTTGCAACATAAAAAAGCATAAATAAGTATGTAGTAAATTAATATTAACAAAGGAAAATCATGCCAATTCTAAAATCTATTTGGGAATATGCTATGTTTGTAGCAGAAACTCTATATGAATATAAGAAAAGTAAGTATTTCCGTTCACTCTAGGAGCAATTATGTTTTCTCATGTAAATACCTTCATTGACACCATTCAAGGTGCTAAGACCACAGCCCTCACCAACCTCATTACTGATAAAAAATTGCGTGAGCCATTTGAAGCTGTTGTTAACGCACAAACCGCATTTGCTAAAGAGATGGCTAAAATTAGCCAATCCGTCTATGAGCAGTCGGTACAACAAATTGAGCGTTATACAATCACCAAATAAGTGAAATTTTGAAACGCATACATAAGGTTATGCGTAAGAACATTACACAACTGGTACCTTCAAAGCGATTCTTAGAATTTGCTATGAAAACTCAATCTTGGCAACCCGTAGCGAGGAATGGTTGGATAATCAAATTTTCTGTATATAAAAGTCAATTTGTATTATTAACCATTATCTCGCAACATACTGGCCAATTGATTATGCGTCACTTCACCAACGAAGATGATGCTTGTCTTTTTATCAATTCCATTGTAGAATTAAGCGCTGACGAACATTATCTATTATAAATACATAGATAAATTATTCATCATAGGAATATAGCATGCCTTTAACAAAAGTGTCATCTGGCGTCATAGCCGCAAACGCAGTAGTGGATTCGTTTGGTACGCAATCCATCACTGGCGACAAACTAGGCCTCACGGCCATCAATGCAAACAATATCGTAGGGGGTACAATTACCACCACACAAATAGCATCCAATACAATTTCAAATACCAATATTCAAACTGGTGCTATTGAGAATTATAGTAGAGCTACTGGATTGCTTTCTGGTATGCGAAATAGGATTATTAACGGAGCTATGGTCATTGACCAGCGTAATGCTGGTGCTAGTGTTACTCCTACTGCAGATGCAGTTTACACCCTAGATAGATGGATGGTTAGACTTTCACAATCATCTAAATTTAGCGTTCAACAAAACGCTGGCTCTGTAACTCCACCAACAGGATTTACAAACTATTTTGGAGTTACTTCATTAGCATCAACAAGTCTTGGTGCTGGTGATTTTTTTGCCATTGAACAACGAATTGAAGGTTACAATTTTGCAGATTTAGGCTGGGGAACTGCTAATGCTAAAACAATTACAATTTCATTTTGGGTGCGTAGTTCTTTAACTGGTACTTTTGGTGGTGCATTAAACAATGGAAGTTTTAACAGGGTATATCCATTTAGCTACACAATTTCTTCCGCAAACACTTGGGAACAAAAATCCGTAACTATTGCTGGCGATACTACAGGCACTTGGCTAACAACTAACGGAGTTGGGGTTTTTGTTGGATTTGGCTTAGGTGTTGGCACAACATATAGTGGTACTGCTGGTTCATGGCAAGCTAGTGGATTGCTTTCAGCCACAGGAGCAACATCAGTAGTCGGTACAAACGAAGCAACTTTCTACATCACAGGAGTTCAGCTAGAGGTAGGCTCTACAGCTACTAGCTTTGATTACAGACCTTATGGAACTGAATTGGCTTTGTGTCAGAGGTATTGTAATGTTTATGGAGAAAATGCTTACACTATATTTGGAACAATGGGGTTTGCGTTTAGTAGCACTGGTTTTTCATCAGTAACATCATTTCCAGTAGAAATGCGAGCAATACCTACTGTTGCTTATACAGGAAATACTAGAGCAGTAAGCGGGAGCGATTCTATTGCGGTAACAAGTGTTGTTTTTAATGACTCCAATAGTAATAGAAAAATTGCTCTTGTAGAACCAGCAGTCGCAAGTGGTTTAACCACAAATAGAGGTTACTTTTGGTCTGCCAATGCTGATGCGACAGCTAGAGCAATCTTTTCTGCGGAGCTATAAATGTATAAACTTCAAAAAACTTCAGATGGTCAAGTAAGTTCTGTAACTATTGTTGGTCAAAACATTAGTATCCCATTTGACCCAGCCAACACCGACTACGCTAACTTCAAAAAAGAAATCAATGCTGAAACCGCTGAGCTCCAAGATGCTGAAGGTAATACTATGACCGCTGCTGAAGCCAAAGCATATGTTGCCACGCTTCCATAAATAAAAAAAAATCAAAGTAAAGGCATAGAATGGGTTTACAACAAATTACAGGTAACGAAATTGTTAACAGTAGTGTAACCGCTGCTGATTTAGCTCCAGGCGCTGCCCTCTCCAATGGTCAGCTTTCTGTTGTTTCTTCTGCGGTTGGCGTAATTGCTGATTCAGCTGGTGGTCGTTTACCATACAAAATTCTAGGTCAAATTCAAACAACAGCAAATGTTCTGACCACAATCTACACAGTACCAGCTGCA